GGGGGAAACGGCGGCTGGGGCTGCGGTGGTGGCGGTGGCGGAGCAAGTTTCTGGGGAACTACTAACGGAGGATATGGAGGAAAAGGTGGAGATGGTGTAGTGATAATAGTATCTATGTAATTGTTTCAAAAGAGTATTACATATTTATATTAAATAAATTATAAATTAGTTATGTTGACTCCAATTAAATTAACAGAACAAGAACTTCAACAAGTTCAAAAGCTTCAAGAAAACTACGCTACTATTACGGCTCAGTTAGGACAACTTAAAATTGAAATGATTTTACTTAACGAGCAACTTAAACGTTTATCAGAATTAGAAACGACGTTTACTCAGAAATATTTATCTATTCAGTCTGAAGAAGAGCAATTTGCAAAATCAATTTCAGAAAAATACGGAGACGGTGATATAAATATCGAAACCGGAGAATTTTTACCTGCAGGACAAACTGTTTGATTGTTTTAGATCATATTTATATAAGATATTAATCAATAACAATCTAAACTTTAAAACGTAAAACAATGGCAGAAAAAATCGTCAGCCCCGGTGTCTTCACCGAAGAAAAAGATTTGTCTTTCTTACCTCAAGGTATTGCTGCAATTGGAGCTGCATTTGTCGGACCAACAGTAAAAGGTCCTGCAATGGTTCCAACATCAGTTTCATCATATGGTGAGTTTGTGCAAATGTTTGGGGATACAAACCCTAATTTATATCTTCCTTACACCGCTAAGGAGTATTTAGAAAATTCAGGTCAATTAACAGTAGTTCGTACTTTACATGACGATGGATATAGTTTATTAAACCCAGTAGCAGTGGTAGCTACCGGATCGTTTGGTAAAAAGCATATTGCTTTAATTCATCCATCTCAAGTTTTATCTGAAACGGATGCATTTTACGATGGTTCAACAAACTTATTTGGAAAGTCTGTAGTTAATTCTAACGAGTCTGGATCATTTGTTCTTCAAATTTCTGGAGCGTATACAGTTGACACTGCTGCGTATCCTAACGCTAAAGGAAGCACTACTGCATATTATAGCGCTTCGTTATCAAATGCAAATGCAAACTTTTTAACTAAAGTATTTAGCATGACTCCTAAGTCGACTTCAGCACCTGGATATTTGTATACAATGTTTAAGCAAGCAGCATCTGCTTCATTAGCTGCTGACCCTGCTTGTACAATTACATTAGAGACTGCTTCTTTTGATTATGAAGATTCGTATACAGAAGCAACGACTCCATGGATTACTTCACAAGAAGTTAATGATTCGACATTTAACTTGTTTAAGTTTCATACTCATGCGGATGGTAATCATAGTAATTATGAAATTAAAGTTGCAATTTCAAATATTCGTCCTGCAGGAACAGTTGCTGGATCAGAATATGGTTCGTTTACAGTATTAATTCGTGCTGTAGATCAAACTAAATTAGCAGCTGTAGGATCTCCTTACACAACTCAAGATTCTGACGTACGTCAAAACATTTTAGAGTCTTTTGATAATGTAAATTTAGATCCTAATTCTCCTAGATATATTGCTCGTGTAATTGGAGACAGATATAAAATATTTTCTTCAGGTAAAGTTGTAATTTACGGAGATTATCCTAATAAATCAAAATATGTATATGTTGAAGTAGATGATTTAGTTGCTAAAGCAGCTGCTTCTCCAGAGTTAGTACCGTTTGGGTTTGCTGCTTTATATAATCCAGTACCTTCAGGATTTACTAATATACCTGCAGCTAGTTATGTAGCTACTCAAACAATTAATGGTGTTTATAACAGACGTAAATATTTCGGATTTGATTATGATTTAGCTTCTACCGATAACATCAATTACTTAAAACCACTTCCGAAAACAGGAGCGACTGTTGGAGCTAATGTACCATTTTTGCTTTCAGATTTTAATCAGTCATCTGGAGCTAATTATCCATCAGCAGCTTCTCCATATACAGGGTCTATTGGATTGACAACAGACACTTCAATTGATTCTCGTAAATTTATTGTTCCATTCCAAGGTGGATTTGACGGTATTCAACCTAATAGAAGAATTTTAGTAGGAGGTGATATCGTAGCTTCAAATACTCAAGGATATGATTTACGTAACAATACAGCAAAAGATTATTCAGTGTATACAAACGCTATTGATGCTGTTTCCAACCCTGATGAATTAGATATTAATATGTTAGTTCTTCCAGGTGTTATTCAGTCTCTTCACTCTGCAGTAATTGATTACGCAGCTAGTATGTGTTTAGATAGAGGAGATACTTTCTTAGTATTTGATGCTGTAGGATTAACAGATAATATTGCAGCTGCAGTATCCGCTGTTGAAACGCTAGATAACAATTACGCTGCTACTTACTATCCATGGGTGAAAATTTTAGATGCTGGAATTAATAAACCAGTATGGGTTCCGCCAAGTGTGGTAATTCCAGGTGTTCTTTCTTTCAATGATAGAGTAGCTGCTGAATGGTACGCGCCTGCAGGTTTAAATAGAGGTGGATTAACAAATGTACTTGATGCTTATACAAGATTAACTCATGCAGAAAGAGATGAGTTGTATGAAGCTCGTATTAATCCAATTGCTACTTTCCCTGGTCAAGGTGTTGTAGTATGGGGTCAGAAAACACTTCAAGCTAAACCTTCGGCATTGGATAGAATTAACGTAAGACGTTTATTAATTGCAGTTAAGAAATATATTGCATCAGCAACTAAATATTTAGTATTTGAAAACAATACAGCTGCAACTCGTAATCGTTTCTTAAATATCGTTAATCCATATTTAGAATCAATTCAACAACGTCAAGGTTTGTATGCATTCCGAGTTATAATGGATGATACAAATAACACTCCAGACTTAATCGATCGTAATATTATGTATGGTCAAATATTTTTGCAACCTGCTAAGACAGCTGAGTTCATTATAATTGACTTTAACATTTTACCTACCGGTGCTGCATTCCCTGGAGCATAATCAATAACTTAATAATAGTAAGAGCCCTAAGAAATTAGGGCTTTTCTTTTGTTTTTTTTTGTTGTAATATATTTATATTAAATTAATAAACTAACAAAATGAAAATAACAGAATTTAGAAAACTTATTCGAGAAGAAATTAGTAAAGTATTGAATGAAGGCACGACTGGTAAATACTATTACATTTACTTTAACGGTAAAGATGCTGTACAGGGAGATCCAATGAGGTCTAAAAAAAATATTGTTGATTTAGGAATGGAAGCTTCAGATGTTAAAAATGTAGGACCTGTACATGAAGTTAAATTAGGAACTTACACAATATGGGTGATTACAAGCTTAACAAATAAAAAAGACATTTGGTGTGTAGCGACTCCAGGTGATAAAGCATTTGCAGATGATGATGAATTCAGTTATAAACTTTGTATGAAAGCTATAGACGCTGCTAAGTCAGGCAAAGGTAAACGAATGACATTTGAAGAGTATTTAAAATAATAAATTAAAAGGAGCTAGAAATAGTTCCTTTTCTTTTATTCATTAGCATCAAGAACGTTTAGTACAATTAAAATACGCAATTCTCTGCCCGGAATAAAATTTAACTTTCAGATACTGTTTTTACACAATATCGATATTTATTTAAAAGAAAATTCAACTAAATTAAATTAAATAACAATGGCAGAATTATTAGACCCATCCGAAATAATGTTTACAGCGTTTGAGCCAAAGGTAGCAAACCGATTCATTATGTATGTTGAAGGTATTCCTTCATATTTAATCAAAGCATCTGGACGACCTGGTATTACTTTCGGTGATGTAGTTCTTGATCACATCAACGTAGAAAGAAAATTAAAAGGTAAAGGTCGTTGGAATGATGTATCAATTACTTTATATGATCCTGTAGTTCCTTCAGCAGCGCAAGCAGTAATGGAATGGGTTCGTTTATCTCATGAATCTGTAACAGGACGTGATGGTTATTCTGACTTTTACAAGAAAGACATTACATTTAACGCGCTAGGACCTGTAGGTGATAAAGTTGAAGAATGGACGTTAAAAGGAGCTTACATTGGCGACGCTAACTTTGGTGAATTTGATTGGTCAACAGAAGATGCAATTAATGTACAGCTTACTTTGAAATATGACTATGCAATACTTCAATTCTAATTAAAGTATATCTTTATATTAAGGCCCATAGAAATATGGGCTTTTTTCATGTTTAGATATTTATTAATAAATTAAACAAATGAAAGCATCGGAATTTCGTAAATTAATTCGAGAAGAAATTCGAAGAATATTAAAAGAAAAATCTAAAGAAGAGTTAAATGCAGAAAAAGACTCTGTAGAAGCTCAACTTAAAGCTCAACAAGAAAAAATTAAAGCAGCTCAAGAGAAAATTAAAATTTTAACAAAAAAGAAATCAGAGTTAACTTCCGAAAAACCTACGGAAGAATCTGAATAATTTTATCTACATTATATTTATAATAAACCAATTTATTAGTTATGGCAACAGTTAACGACAACTACCCAAAAAACAACGCTACTGAACTTACTGACGAGCAGTTAAAAGAGTTAGCATTACAAAATTACAAGCAACAAGAAGTATATAAAAATAAATTTCCAACGGAAGTTATCGGCCTTCCATCTAAAGGAATATTATATGATGCTACTAGTCCTCTAGCTTCAGGTCAAATTGAAATGAAGTACATGACAGCTCGTGAAGAAGACATCTTAACATCTGCAAATTTAATTAAACAAGGAATAGTTTTAGATAAACTATTTCAATCAATGATTATATCTCCAGTTAATTATAATGATATTATCATTGGAGATAAAAATGCAATTATGATTGCCGCTCGTATTTTAGGCTATGGAAAAGATTATGAGTGTAGCGTGACTTGCCCAATGTGCGAACGAGGATCACCTCATACTATTGATTTAACGAGTGTACCGACTAAAGAAGTTACCTTAGACGGACCTTCAAAAATGATAGCGCCAAATAAATTTGAGTTTATATTACCACAGTCTAAGCGCGTAATAGTATTTCGATTACTTACTCATGGATTAGATTCTGCTATTGAAAAGAAGTTAGAAGCAGCAAAAAAATCAGCTAGAAAAGATTCTGTAGATAATGAATTAACGACTAGATTAAAGCATTTAATATTATCAGTAGATGGAGATAGCGAACAGTCGTATATCAATCACTTTGTAGATAATGAGTTATTTGCAATGGATTCTAAAGCACTCCGAGCTCAAATTAAAGATATTGCTCCTGATCAATCATTTACATTTAATTTTGAATGTCCACACTGCGGTCATGAGGAGGATGGCCTTAGCTTTCCCGTTACAACACAGTTTTTTTGGCCTGGAACTTAATTACAAGCCTATATTACACGACGAAATATTTACGTTAATTTATCATTCTCATGGAGGCTTTAACTGGGATGACGTATATTCCATGCCAATTTGGCTTCGTAGATTCTACATTAAAAAACTTGTAGAAACTAAAAATGAAGAAAATAAAGCTAGAGAAGGTAAACCGACAAAATCAAATAATCGTCCATCACCGCCCCCTATAGTTAGGAAAAAATAGTTAAATAAGATATTTATTAAAAATAATAGTAACTATGTCTCCTACTAAATCTATAATACAAGAAATTAAACAAATTAATAAAAAAATTCGGCGCATTGAAGAGCACAAACAAGCGCTGAAGTCTTCGTTATTATCTGAAGGTTTAGTTAAAATGTTAGTTGATCTTATTTTAGGTCCATTTATTCATATGGATGCTCGTAAGCTAGCAAAGTCAAAAGAATATAAAGATGCAATGAAAAAAATAAAAGAATTAGAAGAATTGCAAAAAAAGTTAGAAAAACGAAAAGACGAACTAGATGCTGAGCACGACAAGCTACAAAAAGCTAATATGAAAAAATACGGAAAAAAGTATTATGAATATACATAATATATTTAATTAATCTTCATGGCTAAACAGCAACCAAATAGCGATATTAAGGATTTAACCAAATCCATGCAACAGTTGATTAAGCAAGTTGGTGTACTTACAACTGAATTATCAAAAACAGCTGAAAAAACTAAAGCAAAAGAAGAAGCTTCTGTGAAAAAAGAAGCAGATACAAAAGCTGAAGAAGAGCGTTTAAAATTGCTTCAAGCACAAAATGAAGCGTATGAGGAGCGACTTAAGATAGAACAAGAGTTAGAAAAAAGTGAAGAAGCTTCAAAATCGCGTGATAAAAAGCGTTTAGAACTACAAAATCAAGCAAATAAGCTAGCAGCTCAAGCAATTAAAAATCAATCTAACTTTGGTACTGAATTGTACAAAGAGCTTGATGTAAAACACGAAATTCAAGAGACTGACGCTTTAATATTAGAGTATGCTAAGCAAATATCAAAAGCTAATAAAGACGGTAAAAAAGATCTTGTTAAAGAACTAGATTTAAAAATTCAAACTCTTAAATCTACAAAACAAAATCTTAAACAAATAGATGAAACCGCTAAATCACAAAATAACTTTAATAAAACTGCAGAAGAAACTTTAAAAAAATATAAAAAAATTGGAGACGCTATCAAATCTCCAGGTAAATTTATAG